AATATGGACGGCGAAGGCGACATAGACGACGAAGGCGACATGGATGACATGGACATGGACGACGAAGAGCCAGAAATGGACATGGATGACATGGACGACGAAGAGCCAATGGACGACGAAGAGCCAATGGACGACGAAGAGCCAATGGACGACGACGAGCCTGTAGCAGAAGGTGAAAAGTCTGTAGCTCAACTAATGCGTGAATACACTGAAAAAGTAACAGCAAACATGGGCGATAACGGTGCAAACACCAATTCACCAGTAGCTGGTTCTAACGACATGGGCGGCACTAGTTCGAACATAGTAAGCGGCGGCGCTGCTAAGAAAGGCGATGGCGCAAAGTCAATGTTTAGCTAAAAGGAACAGGGATGATCAACTTAACAGAAGCACTTACATACGACGAGGCTAAAATAGTTGTCGAGTCATTAAATGATGGCAAAGATTTGTACATGAAGGGAATTTTCATAGAGGGTGGCGTAACTAACGCTAACCAGCGTGTCTACCCTGCAAATGAAATTAGTAAAGCTGTCGAAACTATGAATGCGCAAATTAAAGGCGGCTATTCAGTTCTCGGTGAAGTTGATCATCCCGAAGGTCTAAACATCAATCTTGATCGTGTATCGCACATGATTGAAAGTATGTGGTGTGAAGACGCAAACGGCTTAGGTAAACTTAAAATTTTACCTACACCAATGGGAAACCTAGTTGAAACAATGCTAAAAAGCGGAGTTAAACTAGGTGTTTCAAGTAGAGGTTCAGGAAATGTCAAAGAAGACGGTTCAGGACAAGTAAGCGATTTTGAAATAGTAACTGTTGATATTGTAGCACAACCTAGTGCTCCTTCGGCTTACCCTACACCAATTTACGAACATTTAATGAATGCAAGAGGCGGTTACAAGGCATTTCAATTAGGCAAAGAAGTAAAGCACGATCCAAAGGCACAAAAATATCTAAAAGAATCGCTGGTTAACATAATCAGTGGTCTCCAATAACAGGAGAATAATATGTTGGATGCACTAAAAACATTATTTGAAAATAATGTAGTTTCGGAAGAGATTCGTTCTGACATAGAAGAAGCGTGGAATAAAAAAATTGACGAAAACAAAAAGCAGGTTACTGCTGAACTTCGTGAAGAATTTGCACGTAAATATGAGCATGACAAGCAGACAATGGTTGAATCTATTGACAAAATGCTTACTGAATCATTATCTAACGAAATCACTGAATTCCAAGAGGACCGTAAACAACTTGCAGAAGCAAAAGCAAAATATGCTGTTGCAATACGTGAGCATTCTACAAAGTTAGAACGCTTTATTATGGAACAACTTAAGTCAGAAGTTAGTGAACTACATGAAGATCAAAAGTCAGTTGCAGCTAAATTCCAAAAACTAGAAAATTTTGTTATCGAAGCGTTAACAAAAGAAATATCTGAATTCTATACAGATAAAAAAGATCTAGCTGAAACTAAAGTAAAATTAATGCGTGAATCAAGAAACGCATTTAATCAAGTCAAAAAAGACTTTATTAATCAAAGTGCTAAACTAGTTAATAAAACAGTTAGTGAGTCTCTTAAGTCTGAACTTACTCAGCTAAAAGAAGATATCACTGTAGCACGCCAAAATGATTTTGGCCGTAGAGTATTCGAATCATTCCAACAGGAATATACAAATAGTCACGTTAATAAAAAATCAGAAACTGCAAGATTATTAAATGTAATTGCAGAAAATAAGGCTAAGCTGAAAGAAGCAACTGAGCTTCTTAGCAAGACTAAAAAACTAACAGAAAGCAAGAATACTGAAATCAAGCTTCTGAAAGAAAGTAGTCAACGGAAAGATAAAGTAGCAGAATTGATTGCTCCATTGAGTAAATCACAAAAGGAAATCATGAGTGATTTACTTGAGTCTGTTCAAACTAACCGTTTAGATTCAGCATTTGAAAAATATTTACCGACTGTGATAGATGGCGACACTTCTAAGTCAGTATCTAAAAAGGCAAAATTAACTGAAGGCAAAGAAATAACAGGCAACAAAGAAACTCAAACACATAGTTCTACAGCAGACGATCAAAATGTAATTGCACTACGACGTCTTGCAGGCTTAAAATAAGGAGAGATTAATTATGTCAGA